TAAAGCAGTAACATATACGCCATTTGCATTTAAATGTGTATACTGTGCTTGAACCTCAAAAGCATCGGACGGATTAACAACCATTGTTACATTACCTTTAACCGCTACTGATTTACCTTTCTCGTTAGTTGAGTGGTATTTAAACACTTGCGTCAATTCATTAACCGTAGCGCGCGGATTAGCAAATGTAAGCGTACCTTGTTCTTCTTTCTCTGGATAAGCACCATCAGTTACCGATACACCTTTTGTACTTGACGGTTTAAGCCAATCGGTTGGTCTTTACCAGTACCTTTTAAGAACGCAGTTTCAAGCGCCACTGCAAATGCTTCTTCGATTTGAACACGAACAAATCTTTCAATCCACGCAGGACCAAAATCATTTAAATCTTTTGGTAAAACAACAAACGCTGTCAATTTATTTTGAATTGCTGTTTCTTCACTGAACGCAGCATCTAATTGACCTTTAATTTCACCATAGATTTTACCCCAAACGGCTACGCCAGAAGTTTCAGATTTTAAGAACTTCAAACGCAAACCAGCGTTTTTAATACCTAAATCAGCTAATAACGGATGATTCGTCGTCAAATCTTCAAAAATTCTATCAATTGTTTCTTCTGGCAAAAGTTTTTCTTCTTTATAGTTAACGTTTTTATTGATATCCATGAAGAAACTTCTTTGGTTTGCACTCAAAGATTGTGCTGATTTAGGTAAACTAGAAACTCTTTCAGCTTCTGCTTTTGCTTGTAATTTAGTTTCTTCAAATAGTTGGTTAATCATGTCACCGTACAATTCATTTTGTCTTTCTTGCGGTTCACCGTTGTTTACTGCATTAATAAATTCGTTTTTCGCATTTGCGAATGTTTCCGATAAATTTATAGTCATTTTATGACCTCCTATTTTTTGTATTAAAAAAGGAATCTTGAAAATCCATTTGCTGATACTTTACTATCTGCAACATCGATTTCTGATTCCTTTTCTTTCATATTTATTTTTTCAATTACTTTATTTGCTATTGCGTCAATATCAATGTTAACCTCTGGCGTTTTACTTACCAAAGCTGTTACACGATTTAATACATCTTTCGATAACACTTGTGTATTGCTTGCTACAATTTGCATATTGTCGTTTTCAAACATTTTACTATCCGCAAAACCTTGTTCAATGGCTTCATCAGCATTTAGCCACGTTTCCCTAGCCATCATTTCTACAAGTTCTTGTTTGTTTTTACCAGCTCTAACCGCATATGCCTCAGCCATTATTTGACCAACATGTTCTAATGTTTCTGCAGCATGATTTAGATCTTTCGCTTCTCCTTGCGCAATACTTGAAGGATTGTGAATCATCATTCTAGCAACCGGACTCATTTCGATGTGGTCACCAGCCATTGCGATAAGCGATGCCGCACTTGCTGCTATTGCTGTGATACGAACATTCACTTTGCCTTTATGAGCTCTTAAATGTGTATATATTTCACTACCAGCTACTAGGTTACCACCATTTGAGTTAATTATAATATCAACATCTTCATCACTAAATTCTAGTTGTGTTAAAACATCTTTAGGACAAGTCGAATCCATACCAAGCATTTCGTAAACCCATTTATCTTCGTTGGAAACGATGACGCCTTTAATCTCCGCTTTCATCTTCATCACCACCTTTCAAAGTGTTTTCATCTTTTTCTTTTTCATCATTTTCACCACTGTTAGCTTTTTCGTAGTTTTTAGTAATCAGGTATTCGTCTAATTCAGGATTGTCTGATGGTTCTTCACCTAACATAATCCGCACCTCATTCCTTGTAAATGAACCAGAACTTACAAGTTTGTCAATTGCTTCAGCATATTGAAGTGGGTCTTTTTTATTCACACCGACAATTTCTATTCTTGTATCTTTCAAATACATGCTTTGTGTTATGAGTTTCGCGTTTAATTCGTTCTGAATCTTTTTTAATAAAGGTGTTAAACAGAACTTCTCAAATACAAGCGTGTTTTTTTCCAAATCAGCTGTTTCTCCGTAAATCAAACCTGGAGGTATACCAATCATCAACGCAACATTTTTTATTGCATCTCTCATTAGCTCACTCAATTCAGAAAAAGGCATGTTACTATTCTTACCACCATTAGATAATTCCTCATAATCAAAACCTTCTATCAAAGGCGCGATTGCTAGTTGATTTTTATTAAAAGTATTGAATAATTTATTTGTGAACGCTTGTAATTTTTCTATATTCTTTTCGTCATATGCGCTAGAGGCAGATTTCAAAATCCCTCTTATTTGATAGTTTTTTAATTGTGCACCTATCATTCTTCCGAATATTTTCCCGTAATCTTCGAATAGACTTTCTACAAAGTGTGTCACTTTATTGTTGTTGTACTTTAAATATATGACCTCTTGCATTGTGAAAGTACGTTGATAAGTATAATCTTTAACCGTTACATCTTTGAATATATCATCATACAAAGCGTACTCTTCTCTGTAAAAGCTATCTGCGATAAGTAATTCTTTGCTGTCACTTACTACGATTAAAACCTCGTTATCATAAATTAGTTTATATATAACTTGTTGCCAAAAACTATCGCTTGATAAGTCAGTATTTGGTTTTATATTTAACTTGTAGTAAACATCATTCTTTTGAATTCTATTACCTTCCAATACTTTAAAATGACTTTGAGCGACAGCTCGCGCAACAAATTCAATACAACTATCAATCGCTAAACGTTTCACATACGCTTGTTGTGATAGATCTTCTATCATATCTAAATCAAGCATATATGTTATATCTTTCCTAGTTTTAAATATCTTTTCTAGAATACTCATGTCTCACCTCCTCTATTAGAAATCTATACTCATTAATGCATCAAGCGCTTTAGACATGTCTTTGTCTACTATATCGTCTGCTCTATATAATGCGTGAACAAAAGCCATGAACCCATCGGTTTTTCTTCTATTTTCATCTTTTTTAATATATTCTTTATTACCATCGGGTTTAACCTTTACTGCAACATTATTAGTAAACCAACGCATCAAAGGATTGTCTCCATATATTACGTTATGTTTCGCAAACATTGTATCGATACGTGGTGCAAGTAATCCATGTATTGCTTTTGGATTTCTAAGTACTTCAAGTTTTATGCCAGCATCCTCAAACGCACGTCTTACAATATCAGTTCTATAATTATCAGCTATGACTTTTTCAAGCCCATATTTTTCTCTAGCCTTTAAAAACCAATCAACTATATATTCAATTTCAATGACATCATCATCGACAATGGTCAATAATCCCATTTTTTCCCATTCTTTAATAGGAGGTTCTAATTTGACATCATCCAAAAACCCTTGTCTTACAAACGAATGTCCTAACCAAATGTAATCATCGTTTTTTCGGAATAATAGCCCTACACTTGCAAAATCTCGAATGTTTGCAAAGTCTAAACCACCAATACACATTTGATTATCTAAATTTGGTATCTCTCTATTAGTCGCTAGTATTTCTTTCCATGGTGCTATTACTTTTTCAAGGTCAACTTCAGGCAAATTCATTCGCTTAGTCATGAATTCGGGCTTATTTGAACGGTTGAATGGTAAATCGTTATATTCTTCTTCAATCGTACTTAGCAGTGTTTTAGCGTATTCTGATAACGGTTTATGTAACATTGGGTTCGCCTTTTCCCACGTCTGTCTGTCATCAACTTCTTTTGGATCGTCTAACTTACAATAAAAAGCAAACAATCTACTATTTTTAACCTTGCCACTTAATACACTTGCAATTTTGTGCTTCATTGCATCGATATAACCCTCTCTAACAAAACCATCAGTACTTATATAAAACGTTCTTCTATTTTTCTTTTTACCTAATCCACCACGTTTGACGTTTACCATTTCAGGACCAAAGAAATAATGAATTTCATCAAAAATAACACACCCCTCACGTCCACCGTCTTTGGTTTTTGTGTTTGATGTGTTATATCGAATAACCGATTTAGTTGCACGGTTTATTATTTTTGCTTTACTAACTTCATAAGGAGCTTTTGGCGTTTTACCCGTCTTATTTCGTTTGTTATCCATTAAAACGGTTCTGATTTCATCAAACGATGTTTTTGCTTGATCTTCACTATTAGCAACAATGGAGATGTGATATTCTTTAACTCCGTGTAAGGGCGTAGAAAGAAAATCACTAATAGCACTTATTAGACCGTTTTTTCCCGCCTCCACGTCCCATGAAAATAGCAAATTCTGTAAAGAAAGCTTCATCTGTATTTTTATCTATAAGAAATATATTAGCTATGATAAACCTTTGAAATGGTAATGTTGGAAAATACCATTTTTCAATAAATTTGATACAATCCTCGATTTTCTGTTCATCAAAATATACATCATCTCGTGAATATATATGTTTTTGTAGATAATTAAAGAGATCAATTCTTTCTTTATTTAAAATTATCTTTCCTTGTTTCCACAAATTTATATATTCATCAACGTATTTATTACTAATCATAGGTAATCATCAGATGGCGTTTCTGTGTCTTCTTTCTCTTCGGGCAATAAATCCGATAATTGTTTGATTATTTTTTGATATGCAGCATCTCTAGCATTAAATAGTTTGGCTACTGGTCTTTCCCTTTCATATGGTGGCGCCTTTTCAGATTGAGTAAATAAATCATAGTCACCTTTTTCTTTTATGTCTTCCCACATGTAATCAAGCATTACACGTAGCCTTGCTGCTTGAATAATTAAACCATCAACTACTTTTAATTTATTGCTAGGTATGTCTTTATATAATACTTGCAGCCTTTCTTTTTCTTTAAGCACTAAGTTTTCATCAACTATAATCTCCATTTCATCACCTGCCTTAAAATGGTTATAAGAGGGGGGGTTATACATGGATTTTTAAAATTATCGCGAAGTCGAGCCCCTGCCCGTTCCCCAAGTATTTTGATCGCTTTTGATTTTTTTGACCCGGGGGTATTTACCATTTTTCGTCTTTCCATTTATTTTCTTTTTTTATAAATCTCTTTTCTTTTTTGTTGTGACATTTAATACACAGTGTTTCTAAATTGTTTAAGTCATGAGCAAACTCCGGATGATGTTCTAGCGATAATATATGATCTACATCCAACGACTTATGTTTGCTTTTGTCATATGTCGTTAACTTGCCGTCTCTCTTACATTGTTGACATTCATAATTATCTCTTTCTAGTACTCTTTTTCTTGTTGTTTGCCATTCTTTAGACTTATAGAATCGTATACGTTCGTCTTTAGTCATCATAATGTTTCACCTTATATAACTTAAGTAGTATCAAGACGCATCTATACTTGATGTGTAGTAATGTATTTACAATTAGTTTGAACATGTTCATACCTCATAAATAAAAAGACACATCACATAGTAATGCGCCTCTTGTTCATGCGTCGTATTAGCATTTAATAACTTTAAATATTAATCTGATACTAACATAATAAACTGTTTTAATGCGGACTTACATAGGGTAAAAGTCCGCTACACATAACCAATATACTTTGCTAACTTATCGATCAGTGCATTCCTTCTACGTAATATACTTGTCTTACTTGTACCAAAGTAATGTGCTATATCTTCCCATTCATAACAACCAATAGGACAATCCCAATATCTAAACCTTAATAACTCAAGCGTATCCTCATCACTTTCATCTATCAATCTATCTACACCGTTAACTATATTTCTTAATGTATTGTACCTGTTATCACTAAACTTCTTTATTGCACATCGTTCAATCGGATTACCCGGCAAATTACTTTTGCCAGCTCCCGCATTATCTGGTTCATGACTTTCAAGTAATTCATATTCTCGCATCTTCAACTCTCTTCGATAGTTATCGATGTGCTGAATGTATTCTTCAAGCTTTTTGATATCGTGTTTCTCAATCTTTATCATTCAATGCAATACCTCCGATAATATAAATTACTTTTTAATATCGTTATTCATTCGCTTCAATTCAATCCTGTATTCTTCTAACCCGTTGTATCCTTTAGTTTTAACTACTTCATCAAGTAGATAATCATTCATATATCTGAGTGCTTGTATCTCTCTTGCACGATCACTATTAATACTGATACAAACTAATAGCAATATAGCAAATACAATAGTCATAGTAATCCACATCATTTAAATCTCCTCTTGTTTAAATTAATAATAATTCTTTCTTTTATCGAAGTTCTGTTTATTTTAAACTTTTGACTAAACTGTTCTTCAAATTTATCAAGATAAAGATTATAATCGTTTATTTTTCGTCGGTACTCTGAAGTGATAAAACTATCAATATGATTATAAGCTCTATTTTCATTCATTTTATTAATTATATTTTTTAAATAAGATATATCTTTTTGATATTCATTTATAATAGCAATTGTTTCCATAACAAAAGAAGGATTAAAAAAAATCTGATTTGTACTAAATTCATTGTTGAAACTCATCTTAAAATCTTCCATTGCCTTAACTCTATTTGATAAATTAATCATTTGTCTAAATCCAATAACATTTTCATACGCTTTTTTACTTTGCTTATCTAAATTATTAAAGACTTCAATATCAAAAAAATCTAAAAATTCATGCTGTTCTGTTGGAATAATATAAGCTCCAATCATCTTTTTAGCCTTTTTAAAACAATCTAAATATATCGGATATATTTGTTCTAAATTGATTTTTTTACGTTGTAAGTTAGAATCTGTAAAATACCTAAAAATCTCTTTAACTGAATAAAGCACAACACCTCCTGCTAAAGTATATATGCTTCCTATTATTTGCTCGTTCATTTTTATCTACCTCTTTATAATATTTTCTGAAAAGGAATCTATAATTTTATACATACCAAAAATTCCTAATGCATTTATTATCACTCCATCATCAATAATATATATGGATATTAAGAAAGCAAACAGCAAAACGATCAAATCATAAATAAATATTCTCATTATTCACTCACCTCCGCTCGAAAGACGTAATCACTCGGCGCCTCTACATCATCATTAGCCGTCATCATAATATACACTTGCTCAGTTACATACTTACCTAACTCATACATTGCTAGTAAGAATAATAGTCTTAATATTTGTTTAATCATTGTTTATCTACCTTCTTTACTTCGTATAAGACCGGATATAAATTTAAAAAGTGTATTCTATATCCAATCGTCTTAACTTCTACTTTGTCGCCTACTTTTAACCTAGCTTGTATGTCTGCGCTATCAAATTTCTTTTTGAATAATAAGTCGGAGTTTTCAATGACTTGTTTGTTGTCTAATACAATATAGAACTTGTCTTCTTTATCTTGTCTCTTGTTATATTTATCTGTAATTGTCCCTTGATGTACTTCTTTGTTTTGGTAACTAGCCACTGTATAGATAGGCGATATGACAACAAGCATCAGTGCGATTACGCCGAATAATCGCAGTATTCCAGCAATAAAGATATCGAACCAATCCATATTTTTAAGTTTTTTAATCATCATTGTCATCTCCAGTATCAATTAAACTAGGCATCATTCTTAACATAGCCCTTAATTCATATTCATTCATATTAGCCATCGTAGGACTGTAAAATTCACTGTATTTATCTTTAATTTCTTTAATAAAATCATCTTCAATCTTAGCCTTTTCTTCAGGTGCTTTATTTTTATATTTTTTGATTATTTCAGTGTACTTTTTCGGGAATTTCATTTTAGGTATGTTAATCATCGTTTGCCTCCTTAATAAATGTAAATGATTCAATCTCATCTCTTTTAACCCATACTTCATTGTTGAACACATCTTTGACCGGAAGAAAATCCTCAATCACTAGATTCATAACAAGATTAATATAATCGTCAGAAGCTAGATCTGTTGTTGTGTAATAAACTCTATCTGAAATAGTTTTAATTTTAACCTCCGTCATTTCCCACACTCCCTTATATTTTCAAATAACTGACCCACTTTAATAACTGCATCTCTTTTAACTTGTGCCTCGTATTTGCGCTCAGCTTCTTCTTTACTCTCTGCCTCAACAACTGTAAACCTTTGATTGCTTTTAGCTTTAGTTATGTGTGTATGCTTGCGTCCTGTTGAATCTTTGAATGTTGTGACTAAGTATTGCGTCACTTCCCCAAAACCTCCTTGACTCGATCTAAGATGTCTTTACACGTATCCTTTTCCTGCGTCTGCTGTTCCATCTTGTCTTTCATGATTCCTTTTCATTTTCTTTTTGTATGCGTCAATGAGCTGGTCGATAGAATATAAGTTGAAAGCTATGTCTATCGCTATTACAATTGCCAATTGGTCAGGATAAAATTCTTTGAATATTATCTGTGGTGTGCTAACAACTGCGTCTTGAGCAAATTCTTTATCTTTAAAATTAAACATGTTGTGAAATTCACTATTTTTAAAACTTGATTCAATCGCTTCTTTTATCTCTTCTGATGACACTCCTACTTGATTCGCAATACTCAATCCAAACGCCAACATGTCCGCTAATTCATCTAACTGAACATCTAACGGCTTACCTGGTTTCTTCTTCCAGTTCTTAAACGTTTCCAATGTATTAAACCATTCAAAGAATTCAACTACATATGCTATTTTGCTATCTCGTAAGTTCAGCGTTGGTATTCTATCGTCGAACTCCTTTTGTATTTGTAATAACTCTTGTAACTGATCAATTGTTAATGTATTAGTCATTTTCCTGATCCTCCTCATATTTATAGACCACTTGCCCCGTCATAATCCCTACTGCTTCATCAAGACCAATATCTTCTTTGAGTGCATCTTGCATAGCATTAGGTAAACCTTCAAGTATTTCATCAAACGCTTGCGCTTTCTTATACACGTCTTCAATCTCTTTTAGTAATCCCTCTGTGTCATTGCCGTTATACGCACTAGCACTGATAATTGATTGTTCAATTTGTTCGCGGTTATTCATCATTTCCATCTCCTCTAAAATAAAGTTAGTTGCTTCTGTTCCTCGTATTCCAAACCATGTTGCTTTATATATGTTTCGAGCTCTTCTGCTGTATCAAATGTCTTTTTCACGCCTTGCCAACCTGGTACGATATGCCCATGAAAGTAATAAGTGCCGTTTACTACATGAATATGTGCCACTCGTTCGTTATCCTGATACAGATATCTCTTAGATCCAAAGAATTGATTTAGGTATTCTTTGCGTGCGTTATCTGTCATGATCTACTTCTTAACTTTCACGAATATGTCGTTTTCCATCAGGTAGCACGCATAACGTCCTCTTGGATGTTTCTGTGGTACATTAAACAAATGTGGCTTCTTTCTTCTTAGCTCAGCCTCTTTCTTTTGCTTTCTTTCCAATTTGCGTTCGAGTCTAGCTTGTTCCAGTCTTTCTATTGTTTTCTTTTCTCTGTACTCGCTTAAACGCGTACCTTCTGGTGCGTCCATTGCTTCATGTAGTTCCCAACCGTCTTTTACTCTCTTAGAAACCATTCCAGCGGTTATACCGTGACTTTCTATTAATTCCATTTCAAATTTACTGAACCTATAAGGTTTATCGTTTATTGTTACAATTCTTGCTTTTCTCGCCATTTTATCCACCTCTTATATTTCTTCTATTCGTATGATTATTTTGGGCTCAATTCCATAACGCTTTGAGCTAGTTATTTCTGTAATTTGGTTATCGTCTTTCCATACATGGCCATTACAAGCATCTAATACCGTTTTAATTAAGTTGTCGATATCCGGCTTAGTCACTTTATACTGCCCAACCATTTCGCTTTTCTTTTTCTTCGACCACGATTTAAGCAATGGAAAGTAAAAGTCTAATTCGATTTTTAGTGCGCGCTCTAGATTTAACTTAGGCATTTGCCCTTGTATATACGCTTTATGCTTTGTGTAAGACGTTGGCATGTAAGTTTGAACAAATCTACCTGTTTTACGAAAGCGTGGACGAGGCGACCCCATCGGCGCATTAAACACTTCATTAAATTTAATTTCTATCTCCATGTAATCCCTCATATATATTCAAATAAGCTTGTTTGGTGTCCTAACTCCATTTGTTCATTATCAATAAGTGTATTTAATTCATAATCGTCTAAATACCAACGACGACCATTAAATTTTGTTTCTTTTATTCCAACAACTAAATGCCGACCATCTTTAAAATGTGGTGTAACTGAAAACATTTTGTTGCCGTCATGATCAAATAGATAGTATTTATCAAATGCATCCATTTTCAATCACTCCCATTTGCTATTTAGACGCTTAATAAAAGCTTCTCTGTCTTTCTCAAGGTTTTCATCTACTTCCGGCGTTTTCGTTTCTCTCGTGCTGTCTGTGAGCCATTTGGGTGTTTTTTCTTTTGATTGTTTAACGAAAAGTTTATAATTTTGTTTTTTGCTTTCAAGTTGTTGCTTTTCAAATGCACGTACTTGTTCAATAGATTTCAAGTTTGCATTAAGCCATGTATTCAAAATGCTTTTAGCATATCCCCAAGTAACCTTGTTTCTGTCTTTAGCGATTTTAAGTGATGCGGTAACTATTTCATCTGAATCATTTTCAAATGAATCAAGATAATAATTTAAATCGTCTAAATTGTAAGGAGTTATGAAACCGAATCCGTTATCTTGGAAGAAGTCGAAGGCAGCTGCCTTCTTCTTCTCATTCTCATCATTCTTTACATTATCCCCATTCTTTACATTCTTGTTTGTGTTGATTTGTTGTCCATTTGTTGTTGATTTGTTGTTGATTTGTTGTCCATTTGTTGTTGATTTGTTGTCGTTTTTGCTGTCGGAATTTTCTTCCATACTTTGATAAATCGCCCAATTGACAACGGTTATAACAGAAAATTTGTTGTCGGACTTTACGACGATAGTTCCAAGATTTTCTAAAAGCTTTATGTAGTCTCTTACTGTGGATTCTTTGAGACGTAACTCTTCGCTTGCTCGCTTTCTCCCGAACACAAATTGACCTTTTTCTAATTCGACAACCCGCCTGCCAACAAGCTGTGTATGATCCTTATGACTAGCTTTCATAAGACAATATGCAAATACTTTGAATAACTTTTCGTTCTGAAAAATAGGCGAATCTAATAGTTTTCTATGAAGTTTTATCCAACCAGTCATATACACACCTCACTTTCAAACCGGTTAAATTAGAATGGTAAATCATTGTCATCTATTTCAATCGGAACATTTGCATTCGCAAACGGATTATCTTTTACTGGTTTGTTATTTGAATATTGCGATTGTCCACGTGTTTGTTGTACTTGTTGTTGGTATAAATCTTGTTGAGTGTCATTTGAGTTTTTCGGTTCTAAAAATTGAATACTATCAGCAATAACTTCCGTAACATATACACGTTGACCTTCCTTATTTTCATAATTCCGCGTTTGTAACCTACCATCTACGCCCGTCAACGATCCTTTAGATAGGTATTTATTAACGTTCTCTGCTTGTTTTTTAAATACGATGATATTAATAAAGTCTGCCTCGCGCTCTCCTTGTGCATTCGTAAATGTGCGGTTAACTGCTAATGTGAATGATGCTACATTTACACCACTTTGAGTGGTTCTTAATTCTGGGTCTCTAGTTAAACGACCAACTAATATTGTTCTGTTTAGCATTTATAAACCTCCAACATAAACGGGCGCGCCCGTCACTTTTTGTATTTCACTTTTAATGTATTTTGCATTTGAATTTTGACTACTTAAATGAATTAAATGTATTTCTTCGAGTCTAGTTAAATCATTTGCTTTTAACATTCCGATAGCATGTTCTAAGCTAAAATGAGACTCCATAATTCTGTTTGCTAATGCGCTGTGTACACTGCCGTTTTTTATGTTTTCTTGCATTTGTTCATAGATATAATTAACTTCTAACATCATGTGCGTAATGCCGTTAAATTTGTATTTCAGATACTTCGTATCAGTAACATACAGGACCTTATAACCTAATGTGCTTTGTAATAAGAAAGCCACAGGCTCGTTAGCATCATGTTCGATGTCAAACGGTAGAATTGACCATGTACCTATTCGCAGCTCTTGCTTTGCCTTAATCGTGCATAAGCGATGACTTTCAAAATTCATAGCTTGTTGTGTTCCAGCAGTCATATAGCTGATTACACCATTGTCGACAAACTGCTTTGTGTACTTTGCATGATCACCATGTTCGTGTGTGATAAGACACCCTGCTATATGTCTTGTTTTATATTTGAAATGCTTTTGAACACGTTCAAATTTTATTCCTGCCTCAAGTAGTAACGTAGTACGTCCATCATTTAAGACGTAGCAGTTACCACTTGAACCAGTTGCTATTGTTTCAATTAAAATGGCTCTTCTTCGCTTTCTTTTTCTGTTGCAGGTTCTTTTATTTCTTCAAAGTCAGATACATCAATAGGCTTATCATTTTCTAATTCTGTGTATTGTGCTTCTTCGAGAACTGGTTGTTCAAAGTCCAATTGTTCTTGATTTGCATTTTCTTCAACTTCTGCGTCTAACACTTCTTTGCGTTGACGTTGTTCGGATTCTTGTGCGTATTTGAAAAGATTGCTATCTGTTGATGTGTTGATATAACGTTTAGCAGCTCTATTGATAACTGTTTTTTTAGCCATTTCTTCTTTGAAATTATTATGTGTTTTAGAATTTTGTAATGCTTTTTCATCTTTAATCATTGATGACTGCATCCATGCTTGTTTAATTTGTTCAATAGTCATGACTTCAATATAGTTATCTCGTCCATCATTAAATACGATTGTGCAGTACGCACCGATAATGTTTTCTTTGTCGATGTTAAAGAAGTCTTGTTCGTGTTTAATCGCTTTGATACGTCCTGTTTCTCCCATTTCTTGCTTGAATGTATCGCCTTTATAAATCACTTGAGCAACAACATCTTGAGCACCTGCATCACGTTTTAACATCATTACATTACCGTGATAGCTACGTTGTAACTGCATTTTGTTGCCGTAAGGAATAAAGTAGCATTGATTTTTAGCTGGATTTAAACCTTGCGTTACCATGTCTAATAAGGCATTTGCTTTGCTTGTATCGTTACAACTCATTAATTTGTTATCTTGGCTGATTTGTAACCATGCTTGTTTCATGGCATTACTTGGTGAATAATCATTTGGCAATTCCAAATTGCCTTGTGACTCTAAAACTCTCACTTTGTTTAATACGTTGTCAGATACGTTCTTTTCTTGTACTAATTGTTGTTCAATAGTTTGTAATTTATTATTTTCAGTCATTTTATATAGTCTCCATTCTTAATTTTTTATCTTGTTCATTTACTATCAATTGAATTTGTTGTGATTCTGTTTTGATAAGCTCTGTTACTGATTCAGCATTATCAATAAATATTGGCGCTGTAACTTTAAAATGTTTTGACAGTGTATTGATGATATCTAAGCCAACATTAATTCTTGAGGCGTTATTTAAACCGCTGTCGTATTCGACGCCGTTAACCGTTGTGGAACATGTTTCTTCTAATTCGCCGTTAACTAAGGTATTGAATAACTTAAATTCAGCAATCTCAAATTCATTATTGATATTTTCAGTAAGCATTTTGACTTTTGTTGTTGTAAATTCTTTTAAGATATAAAGGTCATGTGAATACTTTTCTTTTTCATCCAATAATCTATCTTCTTCATTTCTTAATTCAGAAATAACATCATCTAGATGTTTATTTGATTTTTCGATTGATCTTGACACTTCAATTTCTGATTTTTCTTGAGTAAGTTCGCTTATTTTGTCATCTATTCCTGAAACGTTATCTTGAATAGTTTTCCTAATGTTCGAGCGTTTTTGATTAATCTCGTTTATCTCTAACATTACTGCTTTGTATTCGTCAGTTTGTGTAACGTCAACATGAGTCTTTTTCAACTTATTAATTTTGTTTTGTATTCTTGCTGAACGCTCTTCTGCTTCGTTGATTTTAATTTGTAGATTATTGTTGTCATCCTCTAACTTCTCGATGATTGGCTTTATTTTCTTGCCTTCTGAAATAATGTGATTGATAGATGTTTGTATTGTTTCTAATTCTTTCGATTTTTTTACATTGAATTTCTGTAAAGCTTTTTCTCTTGCCTCATTCACTTGTTCAGTTGGTAACTGTTGACCACAACAACTACATACATTGTCATCAAGATGTTCAAATTTTTGATTTTTAGATTTTTCTAAATCACTTTTTAGTCCTTTGTGATTTTCCAATAATTGATTACGTCTATTTTCTTCATGCGTGATTTGTTGTTTGTTTTGCTTTAATCTCGTTTTAAGGTTCGCAACCGTTCCATTTTCAACGTGTAACTCATTTGTTAAAGCATGTATTTTGTTCTCATTACTTGCACTGTTATTGTCTTCTATGCGTTTCAATTCTGATTGTTTATCAGCTAATTGATTACGCAAATTAATTTCTTCCTTACCGTTTTGAATATCTATACGCTCATTTTCAAGTTGCTCAATTTCTTGTTTGATAATTGCGTATCTATCATTATCGAATTCCGGTACATCCTGCTTATTTTGTTGTGTTTGGTTAATACGTATCGGAATATCTTTGATATCTTTGTTAATCTGTTTTATCTTGTCCGTAAGAATCTTTTTCTTTGTTTCAATTTCATGATCTCCAAGAATATTATTTAATTCTTTAAAATCATCATTTGTTTTAATGACATCCTCATCATTGATTGGTTTAGCAATTTCAAACAACAAACTTCTTCGCTTCTTCCAATCTAGTAAGTTAAATGCTTGAGGGTTCGTAATTAACTTGAATACATCTTCATCAATCAGTTCATCAATACGAGCTTTGTAATCCTTTACTTTTATTGATTCATCATTGATATATTGTTTCTTCGTTCGACTTCGTGAGTATTCCTTGCGATTCGTCTTTTGATTTATTGTGTATTTAGGATGTGACTCTTTTTTGAAAGTCGTTATTTTTCCGTCGATTTCAAATTCTGCGAAAACAGTCGGAATTAACTCATAATTTTCTTCGTTTTTTTCGTTTAAAGGTACAGGGTTAAATGATTTGGTTGATCCGTCCAAACCTTTATCGAAAAGCAGCCATTGTAATGCGGTTGCAGTCGTAGTCTTGCCAGTCGCATTATTGCCGTATATTTTTGTGTCTTTACCGTCAAAGTTAAAGCTTTCTTCTTTGATTCCAGCAAAGTTTGATATTGTTAGCTTATTTATTTTTATATCCATCATCATGCTCCTTTTTTAATCTTTCGGTGACCTCTTAACACCTCGATAATTAAATTTTTTATTCGTTCGTGGCTGTCCGGATTGATTTCATGTATCTGTACAAGCTTATTGTTCGTTTTGTAACTGTCGTGATAGTGCAAGAAATTAATCGATAAGTATCCGTGATGATTACGTTCAATTTCCAATAATGCTCGTTGGTTTGACAAAGTATATTCGTCGAATAACGTCTTAAAAATATTCAATATATTTCTTTCTGTATCTCTCATGCTTATACCTACCATCTCATGACTAAGTTAATTAGCCTGTCTCTTTCGTCTGTGTTCTCTTCAATCCATTCATAAATAGATTGATTTAATATGTCTAATGCTGTGTATAGATCATTCTCATCTGTTATATTTATACCGTCGATAAATCTATCTTCTAAATCTAAGACATTCACTAGAATGCTGTAATCTTGTTTCTTAACTGCTAATTTAAAATCGAATCCGTCTACATTAATTACTTTTTGACATACATCGCCAATTTTGTAGTACATTGTTGACACTTCCTTTATTTCGTTTTATATTGAATATGCATTAATTTTCTAATTGTTTAGACTGTTACTCATTGCCGTGAGTAACAGTTTTTTTATTCTTCATAAAAGTATTCCTTATAAAATATGAATGTTGCGATACTTGCAAATCCCGCAATCGACCATGCAGTGGTGAAGTATAGAAACGGCATAAGTACAATTGCCAAGACTGTGAAGCATAATACTGCTAATAGGTAGCTTTTATAAATGTTGCTCATTTTATTCTCTCCTTATATATTTCATTGAAATGCTCATCGACGAATTTATTCATCTTTCTTGCGTTAAATCTCCAGCGATTAAAATTCTCATCTGGGTAATGCACAATTCCTTGCGCTCTTAGTTCTTTTTCAAATCTAGGATGAAATAGTAATCTGTCCTTGATAGTCTCATCAGATGCAATTTTTAATTTCTTCTTTAAGTCGCTCATGTTCCATACAGGGTCTAATGAGTAAGCTATTAACTCTTCATATTCATCTTTTGTGATAAGCACGTGTGTTTCAGGTATTGGAACGGTTACGTTTAATACATGTGGCATTTCTATCATTCCTTTCGTGTATAATATTGTTATCTCCTACAGAGAGGAGGTAAGGAATCTATATAAAACCTGTTATCATAGAATCGCGGACAGAACACCGAAAATCAGAGCCACAAGCGACAGAGTTAACATCAGTAAATAAGGTAAGTGCTCTTTCCAACCCCAAGGATGGTTTTTTAAAGAAGTTTTTATATCATTTAAAATCTTAAACATTTGAAATCCTCCTTTTTCGTCACTCTTTAATTGGAGTGGCGTTGATTTTTTTGTCTAACTTTTTCAATGCTAATTTGTAAATAACTGAAGCATGTTCGGTTTTAAAATGAGATTCAGCAATAATTTTCAATGTTTCTAATTTATTTCTTGCATCACCGTATGTGGTACTTTCTGATAGAACACCTTCTAAAATTTGTTGAACTCGATAATCTAAAAGTTTTAAGTCTTTATTGATGCATTGTTCGACACACTCTTCTTTGGTTAATGTGATTTGTTCCATAGTGTTCTCCTATTAAGATGTTTGTTTTTCTCCTAAAAACTTATTAACAAAGTATTGTTGTCCTTTGCCTGTTACTTTTGGCGTCTTACTAATTGATGTGTGACCGTCCGAATGTGTGATTGATGTTTCTTTAATTTCGAATAACTCACGTTCCATTGAATACTGTGTAGGCATGTTATAATCCACACCCTTGCGTTTAATAAGGAATCCGTTTTGACGTAACCACTCAAACAATCTGCGTTGCCCGATGTTTATACCGTTTTGTTTAATGATCTTTGCTAACTCTCCAACTAAAATTGATGTCTTAGTAGTAGCTACTGCATCTGCAAATACAATTTTTGGTTTATCACGTTCAATCTTTGTTTCTAATTGATTGATTGTGTTGTTAGCAATTTTTAAAGCACGTTGCATAATCATTTCTGGACTGTTCCATGCTTTCTCTACTTGGATGAAATACTCTCTAAAATCAAAACCTTTTTCTGTACCTGACATCATCGCAACATGTTTAGCTACATCAAGTGTTAAAGCATAATCTTCTAGTTGTCTTACAGCTCCGTTATTAACAACCGTACTTGTAAGTACACTTGTAAAATCCCTATTTTCTTTGAAATGCTTCAAGTTAATTTCTGCCCAAGCGCTAAAACGCTTTTTAACTTCCAAAGCTTTATATAACTCTCTTGCACTTATTGCGATTTCTCCATTTTCTTTTTCTTGTATGTTGAACATTTCGCCGATGTTCGATTTTGTTTTTAATGCTTGCATATTGTTTATGCTCCTTTCGTGTATAATGTTGTTATCAACCTAAGGAGGTGATAAGTATGAAACTTCTAGTTACTTTAAAGGATGGTTCAAAAAAACATGTTTCGGATTTAAAGAAAATTGTTTTTCCAGGATATGAAGGAATTGAAACTGTTACAAAAGAGGAAATCGAAACATTTTTTCTAGACCCTACTAAAACTTATGTGTTTGTTGGATCTCAAACTCTAAGTGTGGAGGCAGGGCAAATCCTTACCGTTGAATTTAGCTAACCTTTTTCAACAACTCTGCAACTGCTCGCAACAGTTCAGGGTTGTTGTTTCTTTCTAAACAGTAACTAGCATGCTTGAGTAATTTGAGTTTTAATTTATTTTTTTCTTTCGCAATTCTAAATTTTTGTAACATTTGTTGTTCCTCCTTTATTCGAAATCATCGATAGTTAATTCTGAAACTCTCTTTTCATAGATGTATAAATAATAGTTTTTGATTTCTCGATAAACTTTTGCTGCTAGGTTGTATTCACTTTCACTCAAGTCTGAATTAAGTGTCACTCCAAAAATTGATAATGTTAATTTTCTAATATGGTCATGAACATCTTGTACATAAGCTTTTTGATGAATTGATTCGAAGCCATGCTGATACTTTTTTAGCGGAATCGGATGATTGAGCTTCCTCAATCTTCCTAGCGACAAATCTTTTGCGAAATTGAGTTTTTTATTGATTTCTTCTAAATCGTCATTATTGATTCTTACTTTACTGAAAATTGAACCTGAACTGATTGGTTTCTTGCCATTTATAGCCTCTCTAACTTCTTTTGCTATAATTTCTTTCAACTCTTCTTTGGTTAATGTGATTTGTTCCATAGTTTCCTCCTGTTACGACATTTGTACAGGTTTCTGTACATTTTGTTCAAAAAAATATCTACCTACTTTTGTTGGTGGGATTTCTAATAATTCACAGATTCGTTTTATTTCCCATTGTGTAAATAAATTTTTTCCTTGCAACTTGTGATTAATAGATGTCCTTGAAATAGGGATTGCGTTCGCTAAAGAACTTTGGCTATATCTATACTCTGCCATTCTTTCGTACAGCAAACTATAATCGAAATTGTATATCATAAACTCACCTCCCTTCTTGTTCGGTTTTCTGTACAAATCAATTAAAACACCTTTGTTTAAATAAGTCAACACATAAAATACATTTTTCTGTACAATATTTGTTAAAAATTATTGATAATCGTCATTGTACGTAGTATTATGTTCTTAGGAGGTGTTCAGAAATATGAACAGTTTTAAGGATAGATTAAAGCAAATTATGTCTGAACGGAAGATATCTCAATCAGAGCTATCAAGAAGGACTGGTATTGGTAGAAACTCAATTAGCGATTATTTAAACGGAAAATATGAAGCGAAACAAGACAAAGTCTTTGAACTAGCAAAGGCTTTAAACGTTAACGAAGCGTGGCTTATGGGGTTTGATATTTCTAAGAATAGAAAAATTGAAAATAACGACATCACTTCCATATACAGTAAACTCACGCCTCCAAGACAAAGCAATGTACTAAAATATGCGACTAATCAATTAGAAGAACAAAATAATGACAGTGATAATCTGGTAGATTTCAATTCTTACATTCAAGAAAAATCCGAAGTGGATATATATGGTTGTGCGTCAGCTGGTATTGGCGAAAGATTATATAACGAGCCTATTTCAAAAGAATTCGTAAGAGGTTATGTCCCCGCACATGATATAGCTTTAAAAGTAAATGGAGACTCAATGGAGCCGTTATTTAAAAACGGACAAATTATATTCATTGAAAAATCTCACACTATCAAAGATGGACAAATAGGCGTCTTTATTATAAATGGAGATGCTTACGTAAAGAAAGTTTATGTAGAAGATAATAGATTAACGTTGGTTTCTTTAAATAAAAAGTATAAAGATTTATATTTTTATGATAACGAAAGTGTGAGGTTAGTTGGAAAAGTTATTTTATAGGAGGTAGTAAAATGAAACCTAGAAAGCAAGATGAAAAAATATTATCAGATCAATACAGTTACTTTGAACCAATAATCAGCGACAGTTGCGACATAAAATTCGACGAAAACAAGAGGAGAATGGGTTCTATATTCATTTCACATGAAGAGATTTGTTTTATAAGGAAAGAAGAAGATTATATATTCAAAATCTCATTATCAGAGGTGATAGATTATAACACTGTTGTTACTATTTGGAAAAACCAAGCTTTTTTAACATTAAACGATAATAGAAAATTAACAGTTTATTTCGTAACAAACTCTCCTTTAACAGGATTCATCTCAATTTTAAAAACTTATATGCAATTATCTAAGAATAAGGAAACAATTATCTCGAATGATTGTCTACCTATTAATGATGATGAACAAACTAAAGTTGAAATTTTCGACGTCGTAGGATTAAATTATGAAGGTCGTAGAAAAGAATTAAAGAAACTTATCAAGAAAATGAAAAATAACGACGATTTCTTTTTCTTATATAGTGATTTGAAAGGAAATGAACTTAAAGAAGAATTACTTTATGAAGACAAGGTGTATGAAATTTCTGATTACGAGGTTATTCCTGGTGTATTCTTACAAAAAGAACCGGATAATCCTTATGATGAAAACGCGATAAAAGTTATGATTTCAAATGAATACTCTGAATTTCACGTTGGATATGTACCTAGAGAGTATGCTTCAAGATTAGTCAATCATATGGACAACATCGTTTCTTGTAACGCATATATTAATGGTGGTAAGTATAAAACTTTAGATTATTTAGAAGAGAAAATCGTTACTAAAGAATCAGACTATGGATTACGAGTACATTTAGAATACAAAGTTTGAGATAGGTAAAGATTGTATTTTTATAAGTAATTACTATAAATAATAGAAAATTCATTTCACAGGAGGGTTTAACATGGATTTTAAAGAAGTTGACATTAACATTGAAGAGTGGGAAATGGTTGAAATCCCCTTTTATACAGAAGAAGAACTGACTTATAGATTGAACAATGGTTTACCTATAACTAAAAGTGAACTTGAAGAACAGGAGTCGAAAAAATGAGTACTTATAAAGAAATTGAACACTTACACATCAATACTGGTGGTAAAGAGCTTACTCAAGAGCAAATAGAAGAGGCTAAAGCTTTTATAGACAGTCAAGAATTTAAAGATATGATTCGAGAAGCTAAAGAATCACATCAAAGAGTTATGGAGTCTAAAATCACTGATAGAACTAAATTGTGATTAACAGCGCCTGTGTGGCGCTTTAATATAAAAGACGTCTATTTCAGCAGTGTTTGAAAGGAAGTTTATAATGAAAATAACTAATTGCAAAATAAAAAAAGAAACTATAGTATATGAAGTTTTAACTAGTGGTAATCAACCATTCACTTATGAGTTACCTAAAGATTTATCGTCACATAATGCGCGTAAATACTTGGAATTTATTTCACAAAAAATAGATGGCGATAAGTTAAATTAATTCAAAGAATAAAGTAACTTCATAAAGAGTACGAAGAAAACGATCTAATGACCGAACTTATTCTTGAATATTTAGTAAAAAAGTATGTTGAAGAAGAATATAGGAAATAAACGCCTATATGGCGTGAGGAGGATGAGGGATGGAAGAGAAACGATATAAAGTTTATCAAAGAGGCGAAATAATTTATGCAGATTTTGGTAAAGGTGTAGGTCATGAGTTTTCATACAAACACTTTTGCATAGTCATAAACAAAAAGGATAATAAAAATAACGGCAAAGTGACCGTAATCCCTTTAACTTCCAAAAGCAAACACAATGCTTTTGTAAATATACATCTTATAAAACCTTTTTTAAATACACTAAAACAATCAATTGCCAAACACGAGAAAAAGATAGAATCGATTGAAAACATTATAAATCAAAATCCCAATGATTTAAAAGTCATTGTTTATGCAAGGTTTTTGTGTGACTCCTTAAAGAACGAAATGAAACAATACGATTTTGTGGAAAACAAATTAAAAAACTTAGTTGACAAAAGTTCTTATGCAAAAACACAGGATATTACTACAATAAGTAAGGATAGAATTTTAAATTATATTAAAGATTTAAGCGTTTTAATTAGATTGCCGAAACACGAAACTGACCGATTGGTTAACATCTGTTTCAAAAAAATGAGTTGAACAATTCTAAAATAATGTTATAATACAGGTATTGAGGGCTAAAGGTCCACCTATATTGATTTGAGCTTTCGGCTCACTGACGTCTGTATTATACAGGCGTCTTTTTTTATACAATTTTCACGGGTAGCCCGCCTACCCTTATTATTTTTTGCCAATTTTGAGGAGGGAACGCATGAAAACACGTTGTTACGATGGTAAAAAATGGCAATATGAATTTAAGTATGAAGGAAAAAGATACCGTAAGAAAGGTTTTAGAACAAAGCGTGAAGCTAATTCTGCTGGACTAGACAAGTTAAATGAGTTAAGAAGTGGTTTTAATATAGATAACTATATAACTCTTGAAGAATACTTCGAAAATTGGATTAAAACGTATAAACAACCTGTTGTTAAAGAAAATACCTACCGTCATTATAGAAATGCATTACAACATATACAAAAACATAAAATAGGTAAAATGGAGTTATCAAAGATAAATAGACAAGTTTATCAGAAATTCATAAACGATTATTCAAAAGAACACGCAAAAGAAACTATAAGAAAAACAAACGGTGCTATTCGGTCAGCTTTAGATGACGCATTATATGATGGGCTTATTTTTAAAAATCCCGCTTATAAAGTTAATTATAAAGCCGGAAAACCTACGAAGTCAGAACAAGAAAAATTCATCTCGGTAACTGAATATGAAATACTAAAAGATCACGTCAGAAAGAAGAGAACTCGTTCATCATTAGCGCTATTCATAATGATTTGTACGGGTTGTCGTGTCAGTGGTGCAAGAAATATAAAGATTGAGCATATCAACCAAGTGAAAAACACTATATTTATTGACGAGCGAAAAACCGATACTTCCCCTAGATATATCAGTATCGCTAAATCTGATATGAAACACATTATGGACGTCATAAGTACATTTGCAATTAGCTATGATGGTTACATTTTCAAAGAAGCCGGATCTATAATTAACCTTCATGCTATCAATAATGCTTTGAAATCAGCCTGTAGAGTCAATAATATACCAATTATTACATCGCATGCATTAAGACACACTCATTGTTCTTATTTACTAGCAAAAGGTGTATCTATACATTACATTTCTAAAAGATTAGGTCATAAAAATATAGCAATAACTACATCCGTGTATTCTCATTTGTTAGAAGAAAAATTTAATGAAGAGGACAAAAAAACAACTAAAATTTTAGAAAGTATGTAA